CATTCATTTGATTCCCCATCAATTGCCTATCTGTTTGTGATAAGTATGGCAACATAGCATTAGACAATGCTAAGAATATCGAATTCGGGTTAAGTTCGGCTGGAACATAGGGTATCCACCAACCATCTACTGCGCCCCCACCTTCCTTCACGTAACTTGCGCCAAGATCTCTTTCGGTGTGCCCATATACATCAACAGCCCAATTAGCGATAACATCGCCAGCTGCAGAAGAAGTTCTACCTGCATTGGGTTGTCCTGTAGTGCCGGCGGGTGTACCTCCGTCGCCGGCTGTTGTGGTCAGGCCGCCGGTACCCTCACTAAAATTTGGAAAATCCACAGCATATTGACCAAGCATTTTTTCTGCAATAACCAGTGTCTCTGGAAGCCACTTATAATTAGCCATAGCCCCTTCTGGACCTAAAGCCGCGACCTCACGCACTATGAACGCCATGTTTTGTAACTGATCCCAAGGGCCTTGTCGTCCACCTATTAATAGCTTTTCATCATATGTTTCTGGAGGTATATCAGGTACTGCCGCAGAGTCCTTACTATTTGTATAAGGATTAACCTGGTGTTGATAGTTAGGGTCAGCTGCTCTTCGCATATCTTCGTAGTACTGCCATCCGGCTGCTTTTTGTGCATCGACAAATCCTAATCTCTTTTTCTGAGTATCAGTTTGAGCATTCTCACGAGCTTCGGCAGCTTCTTTAGCATCAGCTTCAATCTGTTTGTCAATCTCTACAACATCTCTAGGATCAACTACATCATAAGGTTCGCCATAATTGAAATAGTCTTGGTCTGTACCTGTTTTTATGTCAGGATCCACATAATCATCCCTAAAAATTTCTCCTCCAGGTCCAAACTGGTCGAAGTATGGGAGTTCTGGGTCTGGATTGTTTTGTATTCTAAACCCTGTTTCATGTGGATCATTTTCGATAACTGTATTATTGTTATCCTCGTAGCTTCTATCGATGACACCGTGGACAATCTGGGATCGGTCAAACCATTTCTGTAAATAAGTTCTGGTGTCAGGCCCCTCATCACCTGGTTTCCACCTGCCAACAGCAGGGGGTTTTGTAATACCTACTCTAGCTATTCTAGCCATTATTAGACTCCTAGTCTTGGCATGCCACTCATTAGTGACATCCACTCATCGGCCTGACCTCGCCCATAAGTATCTTCTAAATGCTTACGTTTGTTTGGGGTCATAGCACTATACATTGTTTTTTCGCGTGGGTAGCGATTCATTACATTGCGCCATTGCTTATCTGCATCATCGCCCAGCCCATGCCATAATTTCATAACTTTAAACTGGCGCGTGTCTGGTTTGTATCTACTTGCCATATTATGCTCCTGTCATGGGTACTCCACCCAATTCTCTTGCTGCTCTAAATACTTCTTCACTGGGCTCTTGTCCTGAAGGAGCGAACCCACGCTCCTGTTGCGTTACCTCTCCTCTAGTAGAAGTAGGTAATCCCGGAGATTGTTCTGGTTTAGGGCCTCCTGGTGCTGGTCCTCTAGGACCACCGCCACCAAGCTGTCCACCCTGTTGTAACTTCTCTAATACAGCCGCCGCTGCTGGATCACCTTCTTTCGCTAAGTCCCTAAACAGCGCAGTCATTTGATACTCTACCATCATTGGATGCTTCCTGGCCATGTCACGCAATATACGAGTAGTCTCCTGGTCCGGCTGCTGTATCCCGAGATATTTTTCCATTCGAGTCTCAGCCGACAAAGTGTCTTTCGTTTGTGTAGCCATAGCAACCTTTCGTACCTCATCATTGGGGAATTGTGGTTTCAGTTGGAAATTGACCCTAAAACCCATTGTATCTTTACCGGTCAATTGACGGCTATATGGAGCACCAGCCTTATCTCCATACACCTCTACAGTGTAGTCAGGCGCAAAAGTTCTCAACAAACCTAATGCTTTACGTGCCCAAATAGATAAAGACCGTTCCTGTTGTTTCTGTGGTTGTGTTAGTCGTATTCGTCCAGCATCGCCCTGTTGTGATAATGCATAACCTGAAGCCGCACTCGGCCCCTCGCCATACATCACTGCCGGGAAAGATGCGTCTGCTATCTCAGTAGCCACCATCGCCATCTGATCTTTGAAATCAGGGGCTGTTCCGGGCCACACCGGAAATGCAATATCTTCGCCTTCGTTCATCTGCACCACATCTCCAAATGCCGCATCGACTTTTACTGGTCGTCCATCTCGTGTTCTAGCTATCAATGGCATATTCGCAAACACATTCAATAAACGTGTCTGTCGATTGACCCGCCATTCAAGCTCTTCCACCATATTTTTTACTGGGCGCAAAATAGAGTGTCCCCAATCTTCCGGATTCACATGCCCAATTGGCTTATAAAACATCATTGTGATAGGTATATCCTTATACCCTTCCATAATCCGAGGGCCATCTAGCAATCTATTATCATATAAAGTTGCATTCTCGATACCCCAACTACCGTCCGGCAAAGGAACTTCACCCCAATAGTCTATAAATGTACCTTTCCTCATTTCTTTTTGCTTGGTAGTAAGCGAGTTGTATTTTTCCATAGGGCCATACTCTCGCTCCATATCATCAATACTGCGCTCAATAGCATAAAACACATGCTTCCATCTACCTAATCTGCCGCCTGGAACAGGGAATAAATACTTGGCCGGTATTACATGTGTAGTAAGTGGTAGCTGATCATAAACAGCACGCTGGTTGCCTTCTTCGTCTGACTGCACCTGTAGGGTACTATCGAAGCCATTGTCCCATACAGTTTTTAGGCCTACTGCCCCATCTCGTACCTGATAGAATGTCCAGTCGTATCGTAGGTCAGTTTCCTGCCTTTCGGAGTTTATATAGATAACACCGTCTAAGAACTGCTCTACTAAACTGGCCTGCTTCTTTAAAGATTCGCTCTCTTCCGGAGAAACAGCCTGTATATTAAGGTCATTAGCCGTCAAAATTCCCACTGCAAGGTCTACAATATTTGTACCTTTAGTCAGTGTGATACGTCTTTCTCCTGGCTTTGGGGTATCTCTGTAATGGTCTAAATCGTAAAACCTTTCGTGCTCTTCAATACGATTATGCCACTTATCAGTCATTGCCTTGCAGCGATGAAATTTTTCTAATAAGTCTGCTTCCCTGTTCATTGATATTTCTGCCATGATATAGTTCCTATTGTACTACACAATTGCCTATTTCTACCATAAATCCACTCCCTCCATTAGATACTACCATCCCCAAGTTGTAGTTGGGTCAGCACCGCCTACCCCATATTTTTCTGCACGTTCAAAGTCAGTGAGTTTCTTTTTCTGGCCTTTGCTGACCGGATCCTTTTGTACTGGCTCTGCCTTTTCTCGCTCTTCTTGTCCCCAAGTTGTAGTTGGATCACCACCGCCAACTCCCCCATAGAAATCTTCCATCGCTTGAACACTTTCAGTAAAATCACCCTCATCTTCTTCAGTATCATCAGACATCAACCAATTTGCATAAGCATCAGGCCCCCAAAATCCATGTGTATTTGCAATCTCCTGCTGCCACTCTTCATACTTCGATACTGTTGCTTGAGTATCTACAGGAGCCTGCACTGGTTCCGGGAAAAGAATACCCCCCTCCTCGTATTCACTGATTACTGCCCGTGCAGGACCATGCTTGTCGGTCCACGTGGCTGTTGAAGTTGATGATGTAGACGTGCTTTCTGCCTGTGCTTCTGGCAACCCGGATGAATCCGGGAAGGTAGCACCTACATTATCAAAAACAAGTTCTCCAGTTTCTGGATCTATTTGCGGATTTAATGCCTCGAGCAGCCTTTCGTCAATTGGCACGCTTTCACTCCACAATCCTTCCTCTTCTCCCCAATACTTTTTATTCCATTCATAATCTAATACAAGCCTTTCTTTGGTCCAATCCTCAAATGATAATTGTGTCCAGCCTATGACATCATGATCATGAACATAATGTTCCCAACTACCTTCCCCGAACTCTCCGCCCTTTGCCTCCGTGCTGTACATCAGTTCGTCTAAAGGAATATTATCAATATCGATGCCAAGTATTCTAGCTGCGTCTGCTATGTTGCCAGCTTTTTTCACGTTCTCCCCTAGTTCAGGATCCCATTCCCATCCAAATACTTCCGATTCTGACATATGTACAAACCAAGGCGACATAGTAGGCCACCTTTCTTCTACAGCCGCTTGTGCATGGAGTGCCCTCACTGCTTCCTCAAACCCTATTCCGTTTTCTTGAGCATACTGTTTAATTGCAGATTGTGGCATACCAGCCATTTGAAGCTCATACAACATATTTACATCTCCGGTAACACCCTCTTCATAACTAGCAAAAAATACATTGTCCGGGTAAGATATAGGGCCTTGGCCGCCCTGACCGCCTTGGCCGCCCTGACCGCCTTGACCGCCCTGGTCGCCTTGGTACTCATATGGACTTCCCATCGACTGGTCCCAATCAAATTTCCCAGAATTCATCCTTAATGTTGGGTTTACTTGGTTTGTGACCCATCCTGCCCGGGCTTCCTGTACGCCTGCAATGGCGGCACCAATGGGGTCATTTCCTATCCTCATATCAGTAGCTCCGCCTAGCTCATCTCTAATACTGCCTTGACTCATACCTGTAGATGCCTGCATAAAGCCCATAGATGCGCCAGGAGGCATTTGAGCCAAGCCTGGAGACCTATTCGGGGGAATGTTACCAGACATCATTGCAGGCATGCCTCCACCTAGATCAAATCCTAATACGGGGACACCTTGATGTGTTGCTTCACCCATGTTGTCGGCAGGAGGTTCATTGCCCCAAAACACCTCTACAGGAGTTTTCTTATCTCCTATGTTCATTTGGTGTCCTACCTCAGGGCTTACTTCAATAACCTTATCTTCCTTTTTCCACTGATACCACCGCTCCGGATCTACTGCTTTAATGACAGAAAATGGGCCGGCCCATCTTCTTTGCTCGTCACGGACACGTATCCATATCTTTTTACCTACATCTTTAGGAGACATCATTTGCACAAGACCCATATTGTCTTTCCAGGCCGCATTGCCTGATGTAGCCATTTGCATTTGTTGTGCTTCGCTAAGAGATTCTTGAGATATAGATGCATTACCAGCCACCCATATAGCTGTTTCCTGGTCTAATGTTGCCGCATCAACAGCTACCTGAATATCGCCTTGCTCATTTTTGAAGTCATTAAGAGACAAACCGTATTCAGTTAAGCCTGGGTAGTCTTGTGCCATTAAGCATAACTCCTAGGAGGATATGTAATATCCCTTTTGCTTTTACCGAAACCTTCTATCACTTGTCCTTCTCGTCCTCTGATAAAACCCGTCTTCAATGTAGGATTCGCGGCAATAGATGTCGATTCTTCTCTATTAGCTGCAATTCTTTTTTGGG